CCAGAGGGTGTCGTAGATGAACGACGCTCTCTTTTTTTAAAGAAGTCTGGACACATTGCAGAAGTAGCGAGTGTAAATGGAGCGTATGCAGAGGATTTAAATGTTAACACTAACACTTTATCAATTCCTTTATTACAATCTAAGCACGAGCTTGCAGTGAACGCACAGCAGTTAGTACAGTTCTTTGCCACAATTCAGAAAACAATGGAAGAGGCAAAAATTGAGATTGCGACCATGACAGAGGAAGATGTACCGGTCTTACAGCTGTTACATGAGATTGATTCGAGAAAAGGAATCAAGGCAGCAGTTGAAACAAGACTTGCCGATCTTTCCGTAGATTCCGATATTAATCCGGAAGAAACCGAAGAACCAGAAGAACAGCCGGAAGGTGGCGAGGAGAATGACGTATAACTATTTTCCAGAAGATATCAATTCCAATGATGTTATGAAAATGCGGTTTGAATTGGCGGATACTGATGTATCCAAAGATGAAATGTCAGCTGCACTTTCCGATGAAGAGATCACAGCTGTATTAGAGCAGTATCCAGATAATTTCAAAATGGCAAAATTGAAATTGCTAGAACACATGATGTTCAAATACGGACAGGACGTAGACAACAGTGTTGGTCCTGTCTCTTTTAATTTTGGGAACCGTATGAATTTTTGGAAACAGCTTTATGATGATCTGAAAAAGGAAATTGCATCTTCAAGCGTTGGAATCAAGCCGTATGAGAATGAAAAACGAAAGTATTTCTATATTGGCATGATGAATCATCCGGGAGGTGGACGATTTTGAAAATGGTATCCTTTGGCAGACCTTATCAGTACATGAAGTCTTTTCGTGTTTACTGGCAGGATACAGAAGTCATGGACGATGGCATGGTTGTAAAGGGAAATGAAAAAGAAGCTCCAGATGCGATCATAGACGGCATATTAGCCGAAGCAGATATGAAAACAATGGAAATCTGGAAACAAAACCAGTCCCCGATTAGCCATACGATTGTTTCTTATCATCCAGCAGTCAAGATAAGTAAGAATGACGTGTTATTGTTTGGGGATGATCCTTGTCACGATCATAAGTTTATTGTGAAAGGAACAAAAGACCCAGCTGGAACAGGGCAGTTTTCAATTTACTATGTGCTAGAAAGAAGTGATACCGATGGGCGTAGAAGCTGAATTTCAAGCGTGTGCAAAGAACCTTAATGATAGTATCAAAAGAGAAATGGCTAGAAAGGGTGCGATGGCAACAAACACTCTTAGAAATGTCGAACTTGAAGTATTGTCAAAAGGCGGTTCTGGAAAGAAATATAAACGGCTTCCAAACAGATCATCCGCACCGGGAGAGACACCAGCACCACAGTCTGGTAATTTACGTCAAGATTGGAACGATGAAACCTTGATTGAAGGGAACAGAGTTACAAGTCGCTTGAAAAGTAATGTTAAATATGCTGGATGGCTGGAGGATGGCACAAAAAAGATGGCTAAACGACCCTTTGTCAATCCAATTAAGAAGAAAGCAGAGCCGGAGGTTGTCAAAATCTTCGGTTCCGATTTTGAGGTAACGTTGTGAAACAAATAATTTTCAAGTATTTAAAGGAGCTGGGCATTGAGGGCTTAGCTTCATTTAAAAATGCACCAGCAATCTTTTTAGATCAGGCACCCGATGATTCCGATTCAAGATGGGATGGCTCACAATATGGGCGTATCATTTATGGATTGAATCTGAAAGATGATTCCGAACGTAAGGTTTCTGGAACAATGGAGATTGCAATAGCGTATCTGTTTAATAATAAAGGCTATAAAAACTTGCTTGAAGCAAAGAAAATCTTGAAAAAGGCGTTTGAAGGAGTTTTTTTAACCGATGCAGATACAACGATTTCTCTTGTATGGAGAAAATCCGAATCGTTTCAAGAGGCGATTGAAGGGCAAGCGGACGTAGAGGTGTGCGGATCAATTTTGACGTTTGATGCATACGCATTTCCAAAACATTCGTATCTTCCGTTGGATGCAGTCGGTTCTTTGGCAAAGCACATTGACGAACACTGGGATGTGACAGTAATTAATCACACGGAACTTGACGAAATCTGGAAACCAGATGATGAAGAGGTTGTCGTTTATACGAGACTGGATTCTATGCAGCCTGGAACGTTCCCATCGACATATGCTTGTACATGGTTTACAAACAATATCAAAGTTCATGTGATCTCTGGATCAGATGTGAACGCAGATCAGTTTATCATGAATTTGCTTCAAGATTTACAGGAAAGGGAGCGGTTTGTCATGGACGATGGATCGCCGTTTTTTGTAAATCAATTAGCATACAGCACAAAGCTTGATCCTTTAAGAGATGGACAGGTAAGCGTGAGAGGACAGTACGGAAAGCTTCGAGAAATGGACGAGGAATCAGAAGAAATAAAAGGAATTACAATAAATTAGGAGGTAACAATGGCAGAAAAGAAAGAAAATACAAAAGCAATGCCGGAAGTTGTTTACACTGTGGAAGAGTATGCAGAAAATCCACAGGTCTTAGGAGTATCCGAAGATATTATCCGAACAGCATTTGCGAAAGCTGGTATTAGAGAAGCAACACAGAGTACAGCAAAGAAACTTGTAGATACATTTAGAAAGAAGGAGGTGTAGAGACTTGTCTGGATTATTTTTAAAAGGCGAGAAGAAGGAAAGAGCAGGCGTTTACCGCAGGCATGAGCAGATCACAAATAATGGTGTAGCATCCGCAATGAATGGAGTTTTTTGTATTCCAGTTCATGCAGACTTTGGGCCGGTTGGAGAAGTTCAGAAGATCACATCTAAAACCGATCTGTATTCTTTATATATGGAGAGCGGAACAATTGATGCAGCAGCAGCCTTATTTAGTGCTGGAGCAAACACTGTATATTTATACCGCCTTGGAACTGGCGGAAAAGAGGGAAGCGTATCTTTACAGACAACAACTTCCACAAATGCAGTCACATTAAAAACAAAGTATCCTACAGCCTTAAAGTTTTCTGTAACCTTAAAGCAGAAGTTAGGAGATGCAACAACAAAAGAGCTTTCTGTTTATAACGGAGCAACACTGGTTGAGAAAGTAAGCTTTGTCGCTGGTACTGGTGTAAATGAAGCCGCAAACCTTGTGGAAGCAATGAAAGACAGTAAGTATTTATACGCTGAACTTGCTTCTGGGGAATCTGGAATTATGCAGACAGTTACACAGCAGGCGTTAACTGATGGAGCAGCCCCAAACGTTACAACAGAAGATTACAGCAATGCTTTTAATGCATTTGAAGCATACGCATGGAACGTTATGATTCTTGATACTGTTGAGGAAGATGTTAAGACATTAGCGAAAACGTATATGGATCGTATTCATTCAAACGGAGCGTTAGGTATCTGTGTGCTTGGAGAAACAGCTGGAAAGTCACTTGCAACCCGACTGGCAAATGCTAAGGCTTATAATGCACCATATTTCATTTACTGCGGTAGTGGTTATTATAATACCGCCGGAGAAAGAGTAGAGGGATATCTTGCAGCGGCAGTGCAGGGTGGTGTGATTGGTTGTAAAGATTCCAGTACATCAATCGTGCATGTGGAGATTCCTGATGCAGAATCATGCATTGAACAGCTGACAAACGAACAGTATGTGAGTGCGATTAAATCAGGATTGCTTCTGTTATCCGAAGGACAGGAAGGACAGGTCTGGTTCGATTCTGGGGTTAATACTTACACAGTGTTAAATGAGGACGACGATGAGGGCTGGAAAAAGATTAAACGAACAGCAATTCGTTATGAGGCTTTTGATCGTATTAACCGAACATTAGAACCACTGATTGGAAAGATCAGCAATACATCTGATGGCGTTGATAACGTAATTCAGGAAGCAAAAAAAGTATTGGCTGAAATGAACAGAGAAGGAAAAATCTTAGATACTTATGAGTTCTTCGAGGATACGGATAATACACATGCAGTAGATTATGCATACTTCATTATTCGTATTGATGATGTAGACAGTATGGAAAAGATCTACTTAACTTATCAGTTCCAGTATATTTCACAGTAGGAGGTTATTATAAATGAGCGGAAAAGGTTTTGATACTAGAAAGTTAATGACTGGAAAAGATGGCAAATTATTTGTCACAGTTGATGGCACATCTGTATGGTTTGCCTCCGTAGAAGAGTTTGCCGTTGGAGTAAACTTTTCAAACGTAGACTTCCATCCGGCAGGAGATATTCAGACTTATGGTGTCCCAGACAGTGTTAAATTTACAGCATCATTTACGGAAGCTGTAGTAAGAGACGATCTTACAATCCAGCCTATGTTGGATTCAATCAAAAATGGGAAAGTTCCTACATTCAGCCTTCAAGCTGGTGTAACAGAGCCACTTGCTGGCGGAGAAAGCAAATATTTGTTAGATGAGTGTATCCCTGATGGAGATACAAACATTCTGGAGGTAAAACCGGGAGAGATCATCAAAAGACAGTGTCAGTTTATTGTAAACAGCGTACCAGATTCCATTAAAGCACTGGTATAGGAAAGGAAACAAAATGGCAGAGAAGAAAGAAACAAAAATCGAAGTAACAGAAGAAAATGAAATGGACCTTATCACGGGTCTTTTAAAAGCCGCAGAGTATAAAACAGAAGTACAGCAGCCATTGAATATTACAAGAAATGAACAGACATTGTTTAAATTTAATGTCCGACCATTATCTTTCGATGAAATTGCACAGTGTAGAAAGAAAGCTACAACTTATATGGCAAACCCAGGCGGAGCTTCACTTCCTCTCGTTGAGAAAGAAGTAAGTACAGCTGATTACATGGCATGGAAGATTTACACTGCAACAGTAGCGACTGACGGAAAGAAATTCTGGGATAATTCAGCACTGAAAGAAGGATTAAAGAAAGCTGGTCATATGGTTATGACACAGAACGAAATTATCAAAGAGGTGTTAACAGCTGGAGAGCTTGAAGCTGTCAGCGATGCTATTGATAACTTATCTGGAGGCGGTGTTAATGTAGTTGACTACGCAAAAAACTAATTGAATCCAGTCCGTTAGCTTCTATGCTTGCAGAAAATTATTTACGGACTGGAATGTTACCATCACAAGCCCTTGATCTTTCTGAAGGAGAGAGGGCTTTTATTTTTGCAGCAATTTTAAAAGCTATGGAAGGAGGAGATGCATAAATGGCAAACAAAGAAATTGTGATCGATGTTGTATCGGAATATTCCGACCATGCATCTTCTGGCCTACAGCAAACAGGGAAGAATGCAGAGAAAGCATCACGAGAGATGGACAAGCTTGGAAAGAAGCGTGCAAAGCCAAAATTAGGACTTGAAGATAAAGCAAGTCCAGTCCTCGACAAGTTTGGTAAAAAGGGAGACGGGCTCGGTAAAAAGACCTGGACTCCAAAACTTGGATTAAAAGGCACTGCAACAGCAGGGATCAAAAAAGCTATGAGTGCTGGTATGAGTTTTGGTAGAAAGACTTTTTCAGCAGCCCTAAAAATCAATGACAAGGTAACAAGTCAGATCAAAAAAATCCCAAGTGTTATATCTAAGATCAAGAATTCTATATTTTCACTAAAAACTTTGGCTGGTGGAGTTATAACTGGAATTGCTACAAAGAAATTGATAGCTGATCCAGTATCATTAGCAGACGAATTTCAGACATATCAAATTGGCTTTGAAACAATGCTGAAATCTAAAAAGAAAGCTATGAAGTTTATGGATAGTGCGAAGAAATTTGCATCTGTTACTCCGTTTGACACATCGGCCGTAGTATCAAATGCTCAAAGGATGTTGGCTTATGGATTTTCTGATAAAGACATTATTCCGGATCTGACAAAGATTGGTAATGCATCCGCAGCACTTGGAGCTGGAGAAGAGGGTATCTCTCGAGTATCCAGAGCTTTAGGTCAGATGAAAACAAACGGAAGATTGAACGCAGAGGACATGAATCAGCTGACAGATGTCGGTATAAACGCATGGAAGTATCTTGCTGATGCAGAGGGTAAATCCATAGCCAAGATCAGAGAAATGTCTCAAAAGGGCGAAATCAGTGGAGACAAAGCAGTTAATACAATCCTTAATGGGCTGAAAGAATTTGATGGAATGATGGACAAAACATCTAATTCGACGGTTTCTGGATTAATGTCAAATATTAAAGATACGTTCGACATAAACATTGTTTCTAAATGGGGAAAAGGTCTCCAGAAGGGAGCAACGAAAGGTTTAGGAGAATTTGCAGACTATCTTGATAAATCCGATGCAAAACTAAAAGAAGCTGGAACATCACTTGAAAAACTTGGAGAGTATGCAAGTACATCTGTATTCAAGGGACTTGAAAAGGCTGGAGATAAGATCGACGATCTTATTAGTATGCCAAAATTCCAAAATGCTTCAATTGGTGGCAAGATTAGTATTGCATGGGATGAGTTGATCGCAAATCCTTTTTCGAACTGGTGGGATTCCAAAGGAAAACCAGCAATCGTAAAGAAGATTACTGGGATTGGAAAAGATATTGCAAAAGCTGGTGGAAACTGGTTCAAGGAATCTCTTAAGGATCTGTTACCAGGCGGAGATAAAGCTGGTATCGAAGATTATTTAGCTGGATTTCTTGGATTATCTGGAGGGCTAAAGCTGTTTAAAGGTGGAAAAAGTCTATACGATCTGATCACTGGTGGTTCTGGAGGTGGAGGAAAAACCAATCCTTTAGGAGATTCCATTGGAACGATCAACGTATCAGCCGCAGTCGTAAACGTAAATGGCGGTGTTGGAAATTCTGGAACACCTACGATACCAAGCACAGGAAAGAATACACCAACAAGTGGAAATCCGACAGGTAATAAAGAAATCTGGTTACCAGAAAGCGTAAAGCGAAAAATGCAACAAACTGAACCGAAAACACCATCTGGACCGACAAGGACACCGGGTGGTTTGTTTGGTTTAGGCGGTTCTGGTGTCACGCTGAAAAATGGAGAAACCGTAGCTGCCACTGGATGGAAAGCATGGCTTGGAAATCTAGGCGTAAAACTTGGATCAGGTGCAGCGACTGCTGGTGGAGCAGCAGCCGTTGGAGGTGCATCTTTATTAGGCGGAGCTTTAGGGATTGCTGGAATAGGAAGTGCAGCCGGTAATATTTACAATGCAGTAACTTCCAAAGATTCAGCTACGAAGAAGAAGGAAGCCTATAGAGGTGGTACGAAACTCGGTATGGTTGGAGGTGGAGCTGCAACAGGAGCAGCCATTGGAGCAGCCTTTGGCGGTGTTGGGGCAGTTCCGGGAGCGTTGATTGGAGCTGGTGTCGGTGGACTGGGGGCAATCTTTAAAGGAAATAAGTTTGGCGATTCCCTTAGAAGGTTTGTATCCAGCCGAAAGAATGCACTGAAAAACAGTAATTCTATGACAGCAAAGAGTCAGAAATATTGGAAATACAGTAAAGACAGTATTAGAAGTGTTAATCCAAAAGGAGCAAAATACAAAGAGCTGGCAAGTTCCGTACAAAAAGCTTACGAGGAGAATAAGAAAAACACAAAACAAACGAATGTTGGATCAAAGACGACAAAGATTTTTTCAGGTGCTACGAATGCAGCTGGTGGAAAAGTCAGCAGCTTAGGTGGAATGTCCGCAACAGCTGGAGGAATGCTGGGAACGATGGGTTCTATGTCGCTTGCAGCTGGTGGCAACTTACAAAGTGCTGGAAGTTCCGCATTATCACTTGCAGGTGCTTTAGCATCCGCAGCCTCAACGATTGCATCCGCGGCAAGTACAACCGCTGCACAAGCAAGTGCGATCAAAAGTATTACTAGTGGAAGTTATCTAAGTAATAGCGGTTCTTCAAAATCTGGTAAAAAGAAAACAAGCAAAAAGACATCATCCGCACCGAAATTACAGACAGCCTTACCGAAAAATGGGAAGTTCTTTCATAATGCGAAAGGTAGCTTGGTAAGAGGACATATCGTTTCAGAGCTTGGAGAAGATGGAAACGAAATGGTTATTCCACTTTCTAAACATCGAAGCCGAGCATTATCCTTGTGGAATCAGGCAGGGCAGATTTTAGGCGTTACAAAACATGCCAAGGGTGGAATTGTTGGCGGTTCAGCTAAGACAGGAGCAACGGCATCATCTGGAAGCAGTCAGACAGTCATTAATGTTGGCGGAATTACGATCAGCGTAAATGGCAGTGGAAGCATTGTAGATGATATTAAGAAGGCCAAAGGAGAGATTGCTGATACAATTATGCAGGCGATTGCAGATGCCGTAGGATCAACAGCAAGTAACAGGACAGCGGAGGTTATGTGATGGACATATATATTACTGGTAAAAATGCAAAGGGAGCGAATCAAAAGATTCAGCTTCCAGTGATTCCAGAAGAGATTGAAACATCACTTGATGGAAAATTTGCAGAGTATGATATTTATAGATTTGGGCAGATCAACGTTCCGAATGGTAAAAACTTGTCAGAGCTTGGTTGGGATAGTTTCTTGCCCGGAGAATCAAGAAAAGGCATGAAATTTGTTCATAAGTGGACTGATCCAGCGGTATTGGATGCGTTGCTGAATTACTGGACAGTGCATGGAACAGTGGTAAATGTCTGTATTACAGGAACAAAGATCAATAAAGACATGATGATCTCACAGTACGTTTCCACGATTAAAAGTCTGAAAGATTATTATTATACAATCCGATTTATTGATTATGAGAAAATCAGTGTATCATCGAGTAAACGAAAGCGAAAGACAACCAAAGTAAAAAAGAAAAAGGTTAAGGTAAAAAAAGGTCAGACGTTGCGTAAGCTTGCAAAGAAATATCTCGGATCGAGTAAAAAGTACAAGTTAATTTATAATGCCAATAAAAAACTCATTGATGCAAGGAACAAGAAGGAACGCAAGAAACATCCGAAAAAGAAGATCAGCAAATACACGATCTATAAAGGACAGGTGCTTGTGATCCCTGTTCCAAGCAGTAAATCCGTTTCAAATTCTAAAGTCACTGAACTTAAGAAAGCAATGAACAAAGACGGATATTCCAAATTGAAAGTTGACAAAAAGCTGACTTCCGCTATGAAATCTGCCATGAAGAAGATTAAGATTCGAAGAGGCAGACGAGGGAAAGTTGTTAAATTTGTGCAGAAGATTGTCAGAACTAAACAAGATGGAATTTACGGATCAAAGACAGCAGCAGCAGTGAAAAGATATCAGCGAAAGCATAAATTAACTGTTGACGGCGTTGTAGGTTATAAGACTTTGTTAAAAATGATAGGAGGATAAATCATGGCAAGTTTGGCAAATCCGCAGTATAAAGCCGTGGTAAAGACATCATCCGGCAAGAGATATGATCTTTTTAAATCACGAGTTATTTTAGATTTAACGATCTCCGATGATCCTGATTCGTTAGCGAAAGAAGTCAGTTTAACAGTAATGAATGCCGTTCAAAATGGGGCTACACTATCAACCTTGATACAGCCGTCAGATCGATTATATATTTCTGCCGATGTTGGGAATGGGTACTTTGAAGTATTTCGAGGTGTGATCTGGGAAAATGACAGAGTTACAGACACCGAGAAGGAAGTAACGTTTACAGCGTATGATTATCTTATTTATATGATGAAATCACAGGACTATTTTTATTATAAGTCTGGACTTAGTACAAAAGAGATTGTAAAGAAAATCTGTACCGCTTGGAAACTGAAATTAAGCTATAGTTATGGCTCGATCAAAAACAAAAGAATCAAGCCAGTTCAGAAGAATATCGGAGATATGATTATATACGTGCTTAACAAAGCAAAGAAAAGTATTTCCAGCCGTTATATTTTCACGATTGAAGGAACGACTGTGATTATAAAGTATGCAAACAAAAATTCGACGATTTATAAATTGAAAGAAGGAAAGAACGTTATATCTATTGAACTGAAAATAACGATGGATGATATCGTTACCAAAATAAAAATTTATGGAGAGTCGAAGAAAAACTCGATTCCACGACTTTCAACATTATCTAAGAATACATCGAAGTTTGGTACGATCCAAGATATTATGGACAAGGACAAAAAAGAAAAGCTGTCTAAGGTCAAGAAACAGGCACAAAACAAGCTTAAAAGAAGTGCAAAAGTCAAACGAGAATACACAGTGACAGCGATCAGTAATCCTAAGATCAAACGAGGCGATACAGTCTATGTTGATTGTGGTACCGCTGGAATCAAGGGAAACAAGACAGTGAAAAGTATATCTCATGACTGTGTTGCTGGAACAATGGACGTTGTTTTTTATTAAAGGAGATTGCTAGTTATGAAGCAAGATGGAAGAAAAAACTTTATTCGGATGATTGAACAGATTTCAAAGGGAAATAACAGCGAAGCAGTAAATATTATTGCAGAACTTGGAACGATGAAAGCTGGTGGCGTTCTTCCAGATTCTTACCCAGAAGGATCAGAACCAGACGATGATTATTTAGTATTATCAGGAATAGAGACAGCAGAAGGAGACAGGGTTTTATTGATCTGGACAGATGCAGAAGAACTTATTGTAGTTGGAAAGGTAGAAGGAGGTGGAGACGATGCCGGACAATCTTTTTCCCGAGGAATACGACAATGACGAGGAATATTTAGACGATGAAGAGAACGAAGGAACTGACGAAGAAAATACAGAAGAGGACGAAGATGCCGGTTATAAGCCGAGCATCTTTTTTGATTTTGACACAGGCGACTTTGTTACGCTTCATGATGGAAAATTAAAAGAGGCATCCGGGTTCGAAGCGTGGGTGCAATGGTGTTACAAAACGATCATGACACAAAGATATGCTCATGAGGGATATTCCACCGACATTGGGATTGACTATGAAAGTGCCTTGCAAGCAGATAGCCGTGAAGAGGCAGAAAGCATTTTACAAAGAGAGATTGAAGAGGCGTTAATGGCTGATCCGTCCGAAAGAACTTTGTACGTTGGGAATATTACGTTTCAATGGGAAGCAGATCATTGTCTTGTAACAGTACAAGTACAGGGAATCGACGGAGATACAGAGATAACAACAAGTTTTAAAAGTGAGGTGGGCTAAAAATGGCATTGGAAGCAGAAGAAATGGAACTTCCCGATTTTTTGGAAAATTCGAGTGAAGATGAAATCCATGAGAAAATGCTGGGAAATTTGCCAGACGATATTGATAAAGCAGAGGGCGGATTTCCGTGGGATTTTACACGACCAACAGCAATAGAAATATCAGAACTTAAAGAGTACGTTCTTGTAGAAGTTTTAAAGTGCCTTTTTCCAGCTACCTGTGAAGAATCGTATTTGTTAGATTATCACGCAGACGAGCGAGGAGGCATGGTGCGAAGAGAATCAGTAAACGCTTCGGGATATGTGACAATTACAGCAAAAGCTGGACTTGTAATACCCCTTGGCTATGGATTTTCAACGGAGGCTGACGATGAAGGAAATACCATAGAGTTCGTAACGATTGAAGAAGCTACAGTTGATACTCTGGGAAATGCAAAAATACCAATTGAAGCAGTAGAAGGAGGAGCAGATAGCAATGTTGGAGCAAATACAATCGTATTGCACACAGGGGACGAGAATGGAGAACTTCTCGACGAGATTATATCTGTAACAAATGAAGAACCGATCACTGGTGGTTTGGATGAAGAGGACGATGACACTTTGAGAGAGCGAATCGTTGAATACGATCAAAGTCAGGACGTTTCGTTTATAGGAAATGTTGCCGATTACAAACGATGGGCATTATCGGTTGCTGGTGTAGGTGCTGCAACTGTTATATCGGCAAAAGATACATCGGGTACAGTTAAGATCATTTTGCTAGATCAGAATGGACAGCCGGCATCAAAGCAGATTCAAGATGCCGTTTATGATTATATTATGAGTCCAGACGATGGAGAAGCACGTTTAGCACCGACAAATGCCGTTTTAGAAATAACAACCCCTGATACAGTCACAATTAATGTCGCAGCGGTTGTGTATCTGAAAGAAGGAACGATTCGAGAGGTGCAAGACAGCTTTAAGACAGAATTGCAGGCATATTTATTGAACGTATCTTCGGATGCAACCGATAATGTTGTCAGAATATCAGCGATCAACTCATTACTTAGTTCTATATCCGATATTTATGACTATGAAAATGTACAGATAAATGACGCAGCCAAAAACGTTGAATTTACGTCTGGACAAATGCCTGTGCTTGGAACTATAGCATTAACGGAGGGCTGATTTATGTGGTATAAAACAGAACTTATGGAGCAAATCTTAACAAGTGAGAGTGCAAAGCGAATGATTGATTATGTATCTCCTATTTACGGAAAATCAAGAATCGGTCTTTGGTTGTTTCAGATCATCGGTCTGGAATTAGACGATGTGAAAGAGATATGTGACGACATTTACGATCAAATCTTTGTAAGCCGTGCCACATGGTCGTTGCCGTACTGGGAAAAAGCGTATGAAATAACGCCTCTTCCAGATCAGACAATAGAACAAAGAAGGCAGCAGATTCAGCAAAGGAGAGTAAAAAAGGCTTTAAATCCAGCACGTTTTGAAAAGATTTTATCATCTTTGAGCGGTGTTGAAGCAAAGATCGTTGAAAACACTGGTAAGAATACATTTCAAGTGATTTTTTACGGAACAGTCAATAACTATGATGAAGTATTAAGAAGAATTGAGCAATTAAAACCAGCACATCTTATATGTGATGTTCGTATCTCGGAAGTGAGTGAATCAGAAACGAATATTAATTATGTGATCGTGTCAAGTGTATGCGAGCATTCTTCAACGATTATTAGTGAGGTATAAGTATGTGGGATAATACGATAATTACAGACAAAGGAATTGAGCTTTTAAAAAATGCTCTAAATGGTGGGACGATTAACGTAACCGCCATAAAAGCTGGAGCTGGAAAAGTCGATGTAAGTGCATTAAAAAGTCAGACAGCCGTTTCAGAGATAAAGCAAAGCGGAACAATCCAAGGCGTAACAACCGCTTCGGATGGAACAATTAAGATCGGAGTGTTGTTTTCCAATACTGGCTTAACAGCTGGTTATCTTATGACACAGCTGGGTATTTATGCAAAAGATGCAAGCGGAACAGAGGTATTATTTGCAATTTCGCAAAATTCAACAGGTAAGGAAGTTCCGTCAGAAACATCTATGCCGGCATGGTCGCTGGTACATGATTTTTACATCAAGTTAAGTAATGATGTAAGTATTACAACGACAATTGATCCAGAGGGATACGTCACATTTGGAACATTACAGGAAGAGTTAGAAAAGCAGCAACCTATAGATACTGGATGGCTCAAAGTTACTAATTTTTTTAATGGTTGTACTCATTATGGACCGAACAGCAACGTTCAAGTACGTCAGTGTGGAAAATTTGTATATATTGTAGGATCTGTAGGCAATAAAAAAGAATTAGCTACAAAGCAAACAAGTGATGGGATTCCAGACGTTGCAATGTTTAAACTTCCAGATGGGATAGGACTTCCTAGAACAAACGTACGTTTTGCACAACAAGGAAGTGGAAGTAATAGGTTTTCAGTGGTTGTTGATGCTAGTACTAGAATTGTTTCAATAGGGCGATATGGTACAACATCTTGTATTAATGTTCCGGCTGATTCTTGGCTGAATGTATGCTTAACTTATATAGTAGCGGATTAAGGACAAAGCCTATGATGAAGATAAGAGCCCCATGTAATTAAAAGAGAAAAAACAAAATTATAAAACATACACAAAGCCTATATTGAAGGGAGAAAAGAAACATGGCAGTAAAAACAGTACAAACCGTCATTAACGGACAGACATATACACTTACACTTAACAGCTCAACAGGAAAATACGAGGCTACAGTAACAGCTCCGTCAGAATCCAGTTATAACCAGAGTGGACATTACTATCCAGTAAAAGTAACAGCAACGGATGAGGCTGGAAACTCAACATCTAAGGATGCGAGTGATTCTACCTTAGGATCATCCCTTAGATTAACAGTTAAAGAGAAAGTAGCTCCAGTTATTGCAATTGTAAGCCCAACAGCTGGTTCATTCTCTACAAACAGCAAACCTACGATCACATGGAAAGTTACCGATGCGGATTCTGGAGTTAACCCAGCAACAATCGGTATTACACTTGACAGTGGTACTAAAGTAACAGGCGATGCGATCACTAAGACAGCGATCACAGGCGGATACCAGTGTACATATACACCGGCTACAGCGTTATCCGATGGAAGTCATACAATCAAACTTGATGCATCCGATTATGATGGAAACGCAGCCGCTACAAACTCAACTACATTCAAGGTAGATACAGTACCACCAACACTGACTCTTTCAAGCCCAGCAGACAAGCTTATTACAAACAAATCTGCTTGTACAGTCAAAGGTACTACAAACGATGTTACTTCCAGTCCTGTTAAAGTTACAATCAAACTTAACAGTGGAACAGCAGAGTCCGTTACAGTCGGAAGAGATGGTTCATTTACTAAAGACCTTACTCTTGCAAATGGAACAAACACAATCACAGTTGTTGCTACCGACAGTGCTGGTAAGTCTACAACAGTTACAAGAACAGTTACACTGGATACAGGAGCACCAGTTATCAAGTCTGTAACATTAACTCCAAACCCTGTTGATTGCGGTAAAACATTTGTAATTAGCGTTGAAGTAACAGACTAAGGAGCAATCTATGGTTGTTCGGTTAGAGGGAGAGATTAACGGAGAATCCGTTGTTTTATACAGAAATAAGGATTCTCCGGGTTCTCCGGAAATATGGGATGCAGTTATTCCAGCGACATTAAACGGCAAGTATGTGATAGGACTTACCGCCTATGATGAAGCTGGTAATATTGGATATTATGCGACTTATATTATCACTGTGGATTTAGCCTCTATGCGAGTGACATTAGAGCCGTTAGATATCTATGCAACTTTAAATAATTAGAAGAAAATATAGGAGGCTGGTATGCAAAGTAAGAAAAAAGTAATGCTTAATGCTGGGGAAACAAGGTGTATAAGAATTTCAATTCATTCTATCAAAGATCAAAATTTTGTGATTGAAGAAGCTTCATTTTCTTTATTACGTTTAAAAGATAAGGTAGAAGAAAGCAACGGAAATTGTAAGATTTATGAGCATGAGATCGAAGCCATAGTCTCCCCAAAACAACGAGGCACATACACACTTGATATTAAATATGTGATATTGGACGAAGTTCTGATAGAGCCGATAGAACTGAAGGTGGTGTAGTTGTAATGGCGGAAATTATTGAAATTAAGTCTGTAAGTATGTCTCCGAATCCAGTAGAAGTTGGAGGAAAAGTTAAAATCAGAGTAGGGCTTGAAGTGAATGAAAGCGATGCTAGTTGCTTCTATTGCATATTTTCTTCTGAATTAGAAACAAGTCAAGCAACAATGACAGCAATGATAAGTTGAGGAAGGAGACATAGTTGAATGACGAATACTTAAGAAGGCATGAGCATGAAGAGTTTGCCAAAGGCGTAGACCGTGAGCAAGTTCGGCAGAATAAAAGAATTGCAGATCTAGAAGTAACAGTAAGACAGATTAACAACCTCACGCTGTCCGTGCAAAAGCTTGCGATCAACATGGAACATATGCTCGTTAATCAGACAGAGCAGAGCAAACGGCTTGAAGAGTTGGAAAACCGAGACGGAGAAAAATGGAGAAGCATCTCTATGCATGTCCTGACTGCGTTAATTGGAGCAGTGATCGGGTTTGCTCTGCAGCAAGTTGGAATCTAAGAAGGAGAGATAAAATGAAAGAATTATTTGAACAGAATAAAGTACTATTTTTAGCAGTGATCACAATTTTGATTGCTGTTTTTTTAATTAAGAAACTGATTGAATATGTGCAGAAAAAAGGGTTGGAAGGAATCAGACTATATGTCTATGAGCTGTTCGTGGAATCAGAGGAACGATTCAAAGAATCTGGACAAGGGCAAGCTAAGTTTGATTACGTAATACAGCTGGCAAGATCGCTATTACCGAAGCCAGTACAGATCTTTGTGACCGATAATATGTTAAAAGAAGCTGTGCAACTGTGGTTTGACGGTATTAAAGATCTACTCGATGATGGTAAATTAAATGCTTCAATTTTAGAAGAAAGAGAAGAAGAGAGAAAAGGAGAGTGATCGGAATGGCACACGTAACAAATAAATGCATCAAGCTTGTGAAAAAATTTGAAGGACTTTATAAAAAAGCTTATCGAGATGAGGTCGGTGTCTGGACGATCGGCTATGGAATTACTAACGCAGATAAATCTATCACAGGAGTAACGATAAAAGCTGGACTCGTGATCTCTGAAAAGACAGCGGATAACTGGCTTGAAAGATCACTGAATAGCAAATATCTGCAAAAAGTCATGAAATATGATAAAAAGTATAATTGGAATCAGAACGAAATTGATGCCCTTGTATCTTTTGCATATAATATTGGCAGCATTGATGGGCTTACAGCTAATGGAACTAGATCTAGAGCCACGATTGCAGCTAAAATTTTAGAATACAACAAAGCTGGTGGGAAAGTCTACAGAGGATTGACAAGAAGAAGAAAAGCAGAAAGAAAACTATTCTTGACAGCGACAAAAGCTAAGAAGAAAGCTGTGAAAAAAGTCTACGCAAAAGTTAATACTAAGCATGATCCGTTGACAATCAGAAAGTCTGCATCTTCGACAGCAACAGTGCTTGGAAGAGTACCGAAGAAATCTAAAGTTGAAGTACTGAAAAAAGGCAGTACATGGACGAAGATTAAGTATAAAAATACAACTGGATACGTTGCTAAAAAATACCTTAAATTTTAATATTGACCGGGGGAGAAATCCTCTGGTCTTTTTTTATTGCAAAAAAATATATAAAAACATCAAAAATAATATAAAAACATATTGATATTTGTAGCTACATAATATATAATAAAATTACAGTTAAGATATACTTAACAAGTAAGGTAGGCAAGTAGCCAGAAAGGAGCGAAAAATGGACGAAGGAATGAACTTAGGAGAACTGTTAAAAGAAACCGCAGAAGAGAATCAGACAAGAAAGATTCTTGAAATTGTAAACCAGTGTGAAACACTGGAAGAGGCAAAGAGAAAAATAAAAGCCCTGCTTAATAAATAAGCAAGGCTATCCAAAACTAAAAGTTCAGGTGGTACTTGCCACCACCTGACACCCTTCGGGGTTAGAATAACACAATTGAACGAAAATGGCAAGAGGTAGGAGAGTAAGAACAATGGAGAAAAAGAAAATGGGACGACCTACAGATGATCCAAAAACAATAGTGAAGCGAGCGAGAATGTCAGAGGACGATGTTAAAAAATTAAACGAATGCTGTGATATATTGCAATTAACAGCATCCGATGTAATTAGACTGGGAATACAAGAACTGTACGAAAAGATTCAAAAAAATTAATGAAAAAATATAGATAATAAAGGATTAGAGTATATCTCTAGTCCTTTTTTAATACTTAAAAATAATGTAAAAATATTTAAAAAATAATGCAAAAGTATTGACTCCTACCTACTACGTTGTATAATATAATCAGAAAGTAAATAAAGCTTACCAATAGATATAAAGGAGTAGAAAGTTATGAAGAAGGATATTAAAAATGAAGTTTACAATGATTGGACATTGAAAAAATGTTTGGTGCCATAGTATGTGGAATTAAAGATGGAAAA